TCGAAACTGATGAGGATGATCTGCTCGGTGGTTTCCGACTCGTTAACGGTGAAACCAAGTTCGTGCCCGGCCCTGTAATCGAGGCAATGGAACGTGGTTGTACTTTGCTTCTTGATGAGTGTGACCTTGGTTCTAACAAGTTGCTTGCGTTGCAGCCTGTTCTTGAAGGAAAGGGTGTCTTCCTCAAGAAGATCAATAAGTGGATCACTCCGAAAGATGGGTTCAACGTGATGGCTACTGCCAACACTAAAGGTAAGGGTTCTGAAGATGGACGCTTTATCGGAACCAACATCCTCAACGAGGCATTCCTTGAGAGGTTCGCTATCACGATGGAACAGCCTTATGCTGCTGCGTCAGTCGAGAAAAAGATTGTTCTCGGTTCGATGAAAAAGTATGACGCTATCGATGAGAAGTTTGCAGAAAACCTAGTCACTTGGGCTGAGGTTATTCGAAAGACCTTCTACGATGGTGGTGTTGATGAGGTTATCTCAACACGGCGTCTGGATCACATTGTAAAGGCCTTTGCCATCTTCGAAGACAAGATGGAGGCAATTGAGATGTGTGTCGCTCGGTTCGATGATGATACCAAGGAATCTTTCCTAGACCTCTACACTAAGATTGATGCCGGTGTTATCAACTCTGAAGGTGAAGAAGGATTTAATAATCCAATGACTTCAAAAGATTTAGAAGAAAATGCCTTCTAAAAAAAATATAAAGGTTCCTTGACTTTTGGTCTTGGAGCCTTTATATATAGTAGTACGGTGCCATGAAGGGCCGTACAAATGCAAATCTTGCTTATTAAAGGAGATGAAAAATGGTAAGAAACGCTTTAAGTCTAATCGACAATTTTAATCAACTAACCCCATACGCTGTAGGATTTGATCGAGTCTTCGACAATCTCAGCCGTTATGTGGACAATAACGTAACGTCCACAGGGTTTCCACCTTACAACATACAAAAGGTAGGTGACTATAATTACACAATCGAAATGGCCCTCGCTGGTTTCAGTAAGGACGATATTGAGGTGGAAGTAGCCGATGGTACGCTGTCGGTTCGGTCAGACAAAAAAGAAGAACCTGATGACGAGTTTACTTATCATCGTGGAATTTCGTATCGTAAATTCGAACGCAAGTTTACTCTTGCTGATGACTTAGTTGTGAACGGTGCGAAACTTGAGAACGGTATGCTTACAATTGACCTCGAGCGTATTGTTCCAGAAGAGAAGAAGCCAAGACTGATTACAGTCAAATAAAAATTCTCTTATATAATGAGAAAAGGGAGTTGACTTTCAGCTCCCTTTTCTTTATTATTAGAAATATTATTGAAGGAGAACCTTATGGGAATTCGAATGTTTGATGTTGATCCTACCCAAGCTGCAAAGGGTTTAGACGGTCAAGTTGCAAAAGAAGATACAATACAGGGCGATGGGCCCGTTGAAACGAGGGACTACGCTGATCCAGAAAAAACAAGAGAAGAACGGCCAAAGGTTGTCAATCGACCAAAAGATGCTCCTCGTTTTGGTGTGAAGTTTGAAGATGGAAAACCTGTTCCAAAGGAGCCGGGGCCTGCTGGTAGTGATGCAATTTACAAAGTATCTAATGATACAGATTTTCAGGCACCTGATCCAGCAAGAGATACGCCTGAAGCCGCAGACGCAAGGGAGTTTGCTGCTGAGATTGATCGACAGGAAAATGCTATTGAAGAAACCAATCATGGTTTGAGATATGCAATTCGCCCTATCAAGAGTTGGGTGTTGGGACGTATTGAGTTTCCCGAAGATATTGTTCAAGAAATTAACGATCATATTGAAAATGTAATCATACCAGCTGACAAAAGTTATGCTGAGGGGTTGGTTGGTCAATTGAAGAATGGTGAGAAGTCTGCTCAGTTGGATTTTCCATTTAGTGATGAAGTTGGTAAATCTATCAAGACAATTCTTGACCAGATTGGTACAACATATCTAAAGAACGGTTATGATCGTGATGCACAAGCAGACTGCTATCAGTGTTGGACTAATCATGCATATGCTGGTGACTACAATCCTCTACATGATCACGGTGTACAAACGCCTGCTGGTCTGTCGGGGTTTCTATGGTTGAAAGTTCCAGAGTGTATTGAAGAACTACCAGAATTCAATCCAGCAATCAATAATGCTGGTGGTGGTATTGATGGGTTCACTCATCTATTGTGGGGTCAATCAAGTCGGCGTGATATCATGCAATTGAAGGCCCAGACAGAGGACTATGTGAAACCAGTTGTAGGAACCATGTTAGTATTTCCTCAATGGTTGAAACATCAAGTTACGCCTTTCTTTGGTGAGGGAGAGCGTAGGTCGATGGCTATGAACTGGAATGTTTTTGATTCAGACAGTGAACTTCGTAAGTATATGTCTGAACGTGAATTGGAACAATACAATGCTCAAAAGGAGAAATTGGCTGGTGGCAACTAAGTACAAATATTCTGAAGACAAGGCGCTTGCCGAGTTGAAGAAATACATTGACTCCACTTATGATGAACACTATAGCAAGAACAAGTTTCAGGCTACAGAGTTTATTATTGATGGTGGTCATGGTGAAGGTTTTTGTATCGGGAACATATTAAAGTATGCTCAACGATATGGAAAAAAGGATGATAAAAACCGAAGTGACTTGCTTAAGTTAATTCACTATGGTATTATCGCCTTACATGTGAACGATTTGGAGAAATAACATAATGAAACTTAGTAATGAAACGGTTACGGTATTGAAGAACTTTTCTACAATTAACCAGAACCTTGTGATTAAGGCTGGTAAGAAATTATCTACCATGTCTGCAATGAAGAATATCGTTGCATCTGCTGATGTCCAAGAGGACTTCCCACAGGATTTTGCAATCTATGATTTGAACGAGTTCTTGGCTGCACTGTCTCTTTTTGAAAAGATCGATCTTGATTTCAAGAATGATTTTGTGGTGATTACAGAGGGTGGTGACTCTCGGAGAGCTCTACAGTATTGGTATTCTGATCCATCTGTGGTGACACATCCTAAAACGGATATCACCATGCCCGATCCAGATGTGGAATTTGAATTCTCCTCTTCTACTCTTTCAGAAGTGCAGAAGGCTGCTTCAATTATTGGTGCGCCTGATATGGTTCTGGAAGGTATGAGTAAAGGCAACTCTGTTATCAAGGTGACAGATAAAAAGAACGCAACTGCAAATGATTTCAAGGTTCATGTTCCAGTTGACGAAAACACAAAGGATGTTCCCTACAAATTTTGGTTCAAGGTTGAGAATCTAAAACTCATTCCTGGCTCGTATAATGTGAATGTGTCTTCTAAGAAGATCAGTCATTTCTCAAATACGAAAGTGCCTGTGCAATATTTTATTGCTCTAGAACCAGAGTCTTCATATCCAAATGAGTGATACATTTCTATGGGTTGAACAATACAGGCCAAGAGATGTTGAATCATGTGTTCTACCTAACACGCTCAAAACCACACTGAAAGATTTTGTAGAAGAAGGTCAACTTCCAAACTTAATTCTATCAGGTGGCCCAGGCGTAGGTAAGACCACGGCAGCTAAAGCTCTCCTTGAGGAGCTTGGTTGCACATATATGATGATTAATGGCTCGGAAGAGTCAGGCATCGATGTTCTAAGAACCAAAATCAAAAACTTTGCATCTACTGTGGCCTTGGAAGGTGGACGCAAATATATCATTCTGGATGAAGCAGATTATCTAAATCCACAATCTACTCAGCCTGCCTTGCGTGGGTTCATAGAAGAGTTTCATAAGAACTGTGGATTTATTCTAACCTGTAATTACAAGAACCGTATCATCCCAGCCCTACAATCACGTTGTAGTGTGATTGATTTCAATATACCAGTGAAAGAAAAACAGAAACTTGCGTCTGAGTTTTTCAATCGTACTATCACTATTTTGGAAGACTGTCAAGTAAAATACGACAAACGAGTTGTCGCCGAAGTCATAAATAAGTTTTTCCCTGATTGGCGAAGGGTGCTAAATGAACTACAGCGATATTC